TTCTTTCGAACGCGTGCTGCCACCAGACACCAACGTCGTTATGATCAAGGACCATTCCCCCATCGCGTCGCTGACTGGCGTTTATAGCGCTGTCGGCGGAAACAACGTAGGATCTATTAATCAGACATGGGTTTCGACCCTGCCTGTTAGATCTATACGTCGTATCGAGTCTTACAACTCGGGCGGTAAGGGGTCTAATCCTTGTCGGCATCTCATACTTGAGACTGTAGCTAACATCCTGCCCTCCTATTCGGGTAACGGTAGTTTTTATTACCGTTTTCCGGACGGAGATCCGCGGGGTGCGGAAACGCAGACTCTAGCTGAGATCTCTATCCAGGATGGCCAAACTCTTGGCTACTGGTTAGAGTCCCTCGGTGAACAGTATGTACCTCAGGTTATAAGCCATGTCGAGTCCAATTTCGATTGGGCGAAGCATAGCTACTTGGCTTACAAAGCCATGGAACCTAAGGTGCCGGAGGCGGTCAGTGCCCTCAACTTCCTTTGGGAGTTGAAGGACTTCAAGCAGATGTTTACGACCTATTACGGCCTCATAAAGAGGTATCGGCAGATCAAAGCTGATCTGTCGAAACGTTATAGGAAGGAACAGATGAAGAAGCTTCTCAAATTCGATTCATATACCGCATCGCGGTTGTGGCTCGAGTATGGGTTGGCACTTCGACCGTTCATCAGTGACGTTATTAGCATCGCAGAGGCCTTGAACGATTTTCGAAAGAAAATGTCCGAGTTCTTCTCTAAGATGGGAACGTTGCAGAGACGACATTATCGCCGAGACTACTTAGTCAAACGCGGTATGCTCGTCCCAGAATTTGCACCGGTCCAGCATCCAGGGTACGGGGTATTCCTCGAACCTTGGTATGCTCCTAATAACGATACGTCTTCTACTATGACGCCCTTGGCTCGCATCGAAGGACTACGCTACTGTGCAACGATGATTTATGTCTATCGTTGTCCAGTGATGTCGGATTGGTGGAAGAAGGTATTATACTTTCTAGACCAATTCGGTGTTAACTGGAATGTAGGGATAGTCTGGGAAGCGATACCATTCAGCTTCATCGTTGACTGGTTTGTCAACGTGGGAGAGTGGCTAAAGAGCACCTTCCAGGTGAAGGCACTACCTATCCAAGTTGATATTATTGACTTTTGTCACAGTATCAAGTTTAGATATGTAGTTGAAGGTGTGGTACAACCACATCTTCATCACGACGACGGATCCGCGCTAGACCCAGTGACCATTCGAAGGTCAGGGTTCTATTATCGGCGCGCCGTCGAGGCTCCTCGGCGGTCATCATCCCTGCTAGATGGGGGTCCTGGCTTGAACGCGGATAGGATCTTGACTTCCATGTCATTGATCCGTCAGCGTCGACGGCCGAACCTGTCTGGAGGGGGTTAGAAACTAGGTTGAGGCTTAGGAACCTCGATCTTACTGGTGCTTTGAGCACCGACAAGAACCAGGGACAAGCGTGCATTACGCCCGCCTCCCGTAACCAAGTCAGTAACAAATGATTAGCGACCCTATCACGACGCCCGCGCTCCCAGAAGAGAGCGCTGCGGGGAGTTTTACTCTCCGCGACTTCAGCGGTACCAAGACTCTACGTCATGGTTCCAATACGACCTCTGCACTGGCCGGTCTGAAGGATCTTATCACTATTTCACATAGTGAGGATCCCAAGACTGGTCGGCAGAGGAGTCTGTTCCGCGTCGATTACGAGCACAATGTGATCGTGAACGAAGTGGCAACAGGTGAGACTGAAGTCATCACGATGTATGTTGTAGCAGACTTTAAGCCTGCTACATCATTATCGTTTGTCAACGCAGCTCTGACGCGTTTGTCCACACTGTGGAATAACGCGGCCATCTCTACGACCGTTGCGACCACCACATCGGTGCTCTACAAATGGTTACGTAGAGAGCCATAAGGGGATTGTCTGCCCCGAATGGATCTGCTGCCTAGTTGATATCAGTGGGCGTACATGATCTAGGGTTGCGAGTCGCTAAGAGTAACTACCATATGGAGTCACATAATAGCTTAGTCAGCTTTGTAGCTGACTTGTTCGCAAAACTAATCGTGGACGTAGCAACAGTCTACGGAGTGCGTGAGAAGGAGTATCTACGCGACATAAATGAATGTGTCGCGAGAGGACGAAAAGAAGGACTGAGCTTTTACACTCAGGCCCTCCCGAAGCTTGGCAAGGCATTAGATGCCTCGCTTGGCCACGGCGTCCCGTTCCGCGTCCCGGGCTTCGAAAGGAGCCCTGGCCGTACTACCCCGAAATTGTTTCGGTGGTTGTTTGAACGGATACTCGATGCAGAGGGGAATCCTAACCCCTCGGCGCATCCCGACGACGTTGGTAGACTGCGTCAACTAGCTTATATATTCTATAAGCTAGAGGTACCTTATGCGGAGAAAGTCAAAGACAAGGTCATCAATGACTTCGTTGAAACGGAGAATGAACTTCGTAATCACGATTGGAGTCTTTGTAATAAAGACGTTATTGGCACGGCTCGGGCGCTAATTGCGCGCGTGACGACCACCATAAGTGATAACGATTTCCGGCCCAAACATGGGCCGGGTTCCGTTGCAACAGGCGAATCCCAGTGGGAGAAGATGCGTTTTAAACGCTTCTACGGCGCACTGGACAAGCAGTTTCCTTACGGAGACTACTTCTTCGCCTCTTCAGGCCACCTCTGCGATGAGTGGAGGGACCTGCAATCCTGGGATGACTCCGAATGGGTGGGTACGGCGAAAGTCGTACTCGTCCCTAAGGACTCCCGGGGTCCGCGTCTGATATCTGAAGAGCCACTGGAGTACCAGTGGATCCAGCAGGCTGTAGCTCGGGAGCTCGTAAGAGCTATCGAGAGTCACCCGTTAACGAAGGGTCATGTGAATTTCACTGACCAGTCTGTTAACAGGCGGCTAGCCTTGTATGGGTCCATGGGAGCCAAGTGGGCCACTCTGGATATGAAAGAGGCATCCGATCGGGTAGGCACTGCTCTTGTAGCATTCCTATTCGAAGGGGATTTCCGCTTTCTGCAGTATCTCCTGGCCGCAAGGACAGGGTATACGACCTTACCAGATGGCAGAGAGCTCGAGCTGGCCAAATACGCCCCGATGGGAAGTGCATTATGCTTTCCTGTCGAGTCGTTGGTCTTCTGGGCTCTCTCAGTCAGTCTACTGATACACGTCGGCGGGTACTCGCTTGAAAGAGCGAGGACCCGTGTCTACGTGTATGGCGATGACATTATCGTGGATCTCGAAGACTATGAGATCCTGATGCAGCATATGCCCTCGTTTGGACTTAAGTTCAACGAGGCCAAGTGTTGCACGGCCGGCTCTTTTCGGGAGTCGTGTGGCATGGACGCCTTTAAGGGCGTTGATGTCACTCCGGTTAAACTCCGGACACCGTGGTCATCGTCTAAGAAGTCCGCTAACCAATTCGCTTCCTACGTAGAGTACAGTAATGCACTCTACCGTAAGGGCTATTGGGGAGCTGCCGATAGGTTACAGTGGTATGTGGACTTCCACTACCGTGCTGTACCGACCGTCACTGACGATCGGCCGAGGGAATACCTCTGCTATCGTCGGCTCGTTGTTGACCACGAACGGCGGGGGGTTAGTTTCAACTATCGTTGGAACCGCTCCCTTCAACGTAGAGAGATCTACGCCACCGTTATGCATGTCCCTCGTTATCCGAGGGAGATGTCACCTTGGGAAGCCGTCTTCTGGCAGATTGTCAGAGATGGATCTCCCGATCGCTCGCGAGACCCATATGGACCCGATTGGGTCCCTTGGGCTGGTGATGCAGTCAACACGCGGC